GCCAATACATCCTGTATAAGGCTCTCAGTCAGTTTTTTAACTGGTGGAATATTCGTTTTAAGTTTAGCAGTAGCCGTAACGCTTGGATCGAATGATGCCTTATAAACTTTAAAGGATAGATCTTTATTGTTATCACCTTCCCAAGTCGTACCATTAGATGACGCATAAAGAGCGCCCCTAGAGGTATTAGAAGTCGAGTTGTATCTACCAGTAGTTGTGCCAAAATTAAATTCGCCATTTTCGGCAAAGAATACTTTATAGCTATCTTTAGATGCTGAGGAATACAAACACAATGCCAATAAAGTATTTTCAGGCACATATATTGGCTGAGTGAACTCAAACTTATACTCTCTTGCAGATGAGAATGAAAGACCAGCCTTGGCACCGACTGCAGCTGCCGTTGCAACAACTCTACTACCCGGGATATATCTTTTAGATGATGGCATCCCACCTTCAGTTGTGGGTCTAAGCTCTAAAGTAATTGGAAGAGTATTATCGGCAGTTTGAAAGAAAATACCAATACCTGTTAAAACACTTGCAGTATCAACTACAAATGTTTGCGCTGTAGGGCTTCTTTGCTCTGTTAATTGTAAAACACCTGTCAATTTAAAATTTCCTTATTAGAACTATACATACGGATTATCAAGTGACTTCTTTCCTGAGGAATATTTATTCACATATACGCCACCCGAGCTGTTCCCATTTGCCCACCCAGACCATATAGGTGTCGGAGATGAGTTGTTATCACTACCACTACTACTACTCTCATAGTACACTTGAGTGGTATATGTGTATTTTTGGGAGAATGTTTTTTCTTCAGAGATGGTATACTGATACCAGTTCTCGTATTGACCCATTCCATAAAATTTAGTGGATGCATAAGACAATGTTTCATCTTGGTCCAGAACAGATATATCGAGTGCACTAAAAGAAGTACCATCTGTGTTTAGTTTAAAGTTATCAGTCGTATTAGACTGTAAGTAAAAGAAGCCTCTAATAGAGCCATCTGCACCTGAAGTTAGTGGGGTTGCACCACCACCATTGGTGGCACCACCAAGAGCAGTTGGAAACGCCGTTTCAGAAACATAGTTGTCTCCGGGCTCTTTTATAGTAGAGTTTCTAGCCGCTGTTGTATAATCACTTAGTGTATATGAGGTGTTACAATACTTGGTGACTTCTTTATTACCAAAAAATATCCAATGCGGAGTGTTTGCTCTCATACCTTCAAACTCAAAATATATGATTTTTGGGCGGTGGATTTCAATTTCGGTATATCCAAGACGATCTTCTTTAACAACATCTCTTGTCTTGGTTATGTCTACATACCCTGTGTGTTTTACTGTTCTATATGGCATTTATTCGTACACCCCTGTTGATATTGTTACGGTGCCCTGAGAACTAATTTCGACTGTACCGTCTGGCAGTAAGGAAGAATTAGACTGTGAAGCAAAAGACTTGTCAACCAAACGCTTAGTGCTAAAGTAGTCTGCATCTGGTGTCAGAGATGCAGAACCTATAGTTTGTGGAATATCGAATTGATTAATTGCAATCACGCCTGTAGCCTCGTCTTGTCCAAAATCAGAAACAACTTCTGTATATTTAGGCCAGATAGTATTACCTTTAATCACACAAGTATCATTAGATAAATCCGAATCATACGATAGACCTATGGAATTATTAAAATAAAGAGGTCGTAGTGTTCCAGCATCAAAATTTAAACCCGCACGATAATCTTCATCATACCATGCACTTTGAATTGTATTCTCAAATCCATCGCCAGTGATACCTTCAGTTTGTCTGATAAATGTAGCATCCGTGGGATCGTAAACCTCTAGAGCGGCAAGATCAGCTTCTAATAAAGATAGTGTTGTGACCCGTTCAACATTAGAGATTCTGTTCTCTAATTGTCTCAGATCAGACATTTTAAACCCTCTATTATCATAACGATAAACACTAAGGTCTTCTTCGTTGAAAGTATATGGGTTTAGTGTAAATCGATACAGGGGCATATCTCTTGCATCAATCCCAGTAGGTGGTTTTAAGTCAAAAGACGAAGCACCTTGATGATAAGACAACGTGCCGCTTGGTGTCAAGGCCAGAATATCCATTCTAGGTTTCCAATACTTGACTGTTCCGGCAGTTAGAGTCGATTGATTTTTAGGAAGGGCTTCGATTCGTGCAATACCACCAGAAAAAGTCTCATTGCTGGGATTCTGTAGTGGCCGCATATCAATAACGTCAGCAAGGTGGTGCGTATCGCCTTGAACCGTGCTATATTTAGGAATTTGACTATACGAAACGTCACCATATGATGCCGCACCGCCAAAATAACCAGTTCCTGATGGTGTGTCGTGCAAGAAATATTTGTATTCTACTGTGACTGTACTCGTTGGGGCCGCAACACCAGATTTCAGTTTACCTTTGCCGGGACCATAATAGTTATCTCTTTGTCCATTATCGAAAATAAATTTATATGTAATATCTTCGCCAGTCGCATCGTCGGTAACTTTATTAAATCTAAAAATATCAGCTTTTGTAAGTGTAAACTTGCCACCACTCAAAGATAGTTGATCACTTGCCCAATCATTTGCGGCGGTACTAGGCTTTAGTGTTTTATTCTTACGAGTAAGAGTTCTTGATTGGTATGCGATCACATGCCCTGTGCCATTGGGTACACCACTTATTACCGCCTGTGTGTTTCCGGCAGTCAAGGATACTGATAGATCGGTATGCAAAGATCCACTACTATCGACTTGATAAATCCAATCATCAGTCTCAGAGAAAGTATCTGTCCCTGCATTAATAGTAACCGTAGCCGCTGTCTTGTTTGTGGTGTATACAATGCCTACCAAAGCTTCAACAGAACTGATTTCTTGTATTCTGCTCGAATTTAATTCAAACAAAAGATCATTCTCTTGCCTATTGTAAATATCATATCTATTCTGAATGGCCTTTAAGTTAGCATAGTTATCAGCATCAACACCAATACTTCTAATATCCCCAATACTCTTTGTATTGTCAGTCAAGTTCACATCAAATACATTAATTCTATAATCGGACTGTAAATAATTCATGCCCCTGACACGGGCAGTACCTATATTAGAACCCGCTCTATCGGCTGCGGTGTACAGATTAATTTCCGTAAGATCTTCAATATATCCAACAAGTCCGTATGCACTGTCTGCAACAAAATAGTTACCAATATTAGCACCAGTCTTTTCGTTAGATTTGGTCACAAGATCATTAACGAGGTTTCTTGGCTTTGGAACTCTTATTGGTAAATTAAAGTCTCTTTCAACTCTAGACCCATTAACAAATGCAGTACCACCAGAAATTCTAAGTTCTAAGTGGTCGTCGGCACTGTCTTTGTTGATTGTTAAGTCAAACTCTCCATTTGCTCTTTGTTCAATAAAGTCGCCAGTCTGGGAAAATGTTCTGGCATCAATAATGCTGCCAATTTTAGAAAGAATTTTATCAGGAGTTTTTGTAAGTGAAACCAAACCATTTCTAACATTGTAGACTTCATAGAATGTTTCACCTTCCGTAACATCTTCTTTCTTTGTCAGAGTCAGGACAATTCTAAGTCTATCTGCCCCGGGTGATGTTAAGTTTGGAGTAGTACCCGAATTGTCGTAAAGCGCAATATTATCACCAGAAGTGACGATATCTTCTGTAACTTTAAATCCAACTCTGCCTGAAAACTTTGATGAATACTTTGAAAGAACAAGTGTTTGAGCTTCGACCATAACCAAATGATTACCAGCAAATGTATCGAATTGTGGGACCTCTACGACAGAAGACTTGCCAACTGCATCATTAGAAGAAGAAATTGTAATGTTTCCCAAAGTAGTTGTTAGGGTCGCCCCAGCTTGAAATTCTTTTGGTTTTGTAGTATCACTATTTGCCGTAGAGCCACCAGTCTTACCAGAAGACATTTTAACAAATAACGTGGCATCATCGCCTGAAGCGGCAGGTAGAACTTCTTTCACTAACGCATATAGATCACCATCATTTATAGTGGTACCTTTAAGAGCAGCGTAACCAGACGGAAGTTCCGTTACTTTAATGTAAGTGTAGGAAAAAGCATTTGACCCTGAAGACAAGTTTGCACTATTATTAAAAATAGCGCCCTCATTGACAATGAATTTCGCAAGTCTGGATAGTTCATTTTGAATAATAGTCTGCAGCTGCGTGAGTTCACGAGCCTGTAGAGCTCTACCATTATTAAACAATATACGATGGTAATGATCACTATCTCTGTAATCATCATTATATTCGCTTAGGAATGTGGTGCTAGTGAGATTGGTCGCCATTGTATATCCTTAGAGCTTAATAACTACTTTAATGTCTTCTGTTTGATCAACATCTCTGGCGATCTTTGCTTGGTTATTCAAGAAAAGAAGTTCCCCAGAGAATATATCTATATCTCTTGCTTCAATAGTATCTACGGTGAATGAACCTGTCTTACCTGAAATAGTCACAGTCTCGCCTGCTCTGAAGGGAACAAATCCGGTCTCTTCGTCTTGATGATACCAAATAGTAGCAGAGTCATCAAAGTAATCAATCCATGCAGATGCATCACTTTCACCATTAACAGTAACATCATCAGCCCAATTCAAGCCACCTGTAATCTGAGTCGTCATGACCAGTTTTTTAGCTGCCGTGCCCTGAGTTTCTGTAAATAAATTACCATTCGAAGAATCTAATAGGTTTTTTAAAAGACCAATTTGTCTGTATTCATTATCCACAACCCAAGTGCCTTCGACACTACCTTCTGGTTTGATGTTAAACATAATAGAATTAGATCTGAGATCTGTACGCATATCCGCACCGATACCGTTATCTGGTGCTATAATAGGATATACCTTCGCATTAGTACCAGATGTGAGATTTGTTTGATCAACTTTAACATAAGCTTGATTGAACCCAGAACCCATTTCACTACTAATACTAGGAAATCCAGTGGTGCCTACACGGGCACTATCACCAATCTCAACTGCCGCTAGTTTATTGGCGGCATCTAGAATGCCGTGTGCTTTGGCACCAGATCCATCACCTCTTACAGTCAACGTAGGGGCACTAGAATAGACCGCATTACCTGCGTCAACACGGTACCCAATAATTTGTCCCGCCACTGAGGCGTCTTGTACGGCCTTCTGAGAAGCCTCTGGGTCTGTCGGAGAAGCTGAGTCTACAAACTTAACAGGCATGAAGTTAGATGTCAAGAATTTGTTTGCATCGGCTGTTGTAATTGTGTACATATACTTCCATATATACCCATCGGTCTCGATTGGTAATGAAGTATTAGTATGGTCTGGTTGGGTTTGTGAAACAACAGCGGCACCAAAACTATCTTTACCTTGTCGAATACAGACATACACGTTGTTGTCAGCGGTTCTTACATAATACGAAGGAGTCGGTTGCCCAACAGTAGCATCGTTATATGCAGGATAAATGGTATTGGTTGTCCAGTCAGTTAATGGAACAACAAAAGAAAATGCTTCAACAGCCTTTACGGATTGGAGGTTATATCGAAACAGTCTCCGATCTCTTTCACTATTTGCAGGTGTCGGCGTGACATCCGTATTATCTTCAGTCTGCCAAATCTGAGAATGACCAACACCAATATAAAAATAGTTGTTCGAATCACCCAGAGTTGTTCCTTGATTTTCATCAAAGATTAACTGTGAAAAATTTCTTTTTAGTTTATCTGTAATAATTGCTGGCATTTCTTTTTCCTATTACGTCACTGTATATCCGTAACCACCGATGATATTCCATCCAGTAGTTCCATCCCAAATTAATGATGCAGTATCATTTGCACTAAATTCAATATCGTTACCCTGCGCTAATCCCAAAGTCCCACTACAGTTTAAAGTTACTGTACCAGTACCACCTCTTCTAATAACGTACTTCAATTCACCCGGTGTCGTACCATCAAGTAAATCCACAGTACCAGTGGAGGTTCCAGTCAAAACAATCATACTCGACGCCGTGGATGCTGTCGTGCCGTTTGCGTTTGTGGCTTGTGTGACAGCCGCTTTATCTAACTGAACTGCACCAGTGCCTTTTGAATTTATTACAAGGTTTATGTTACTACTCGCACCATGTGCATTAATTGTAGGACTAGACCCTGCGACGGCATCGTCTAATTTAATACTATTTCTACCAGAAGTGAATGTATTGGTAAATGAAATAATAGCGTTTCCAACCGAATCAGCTAGGTACTCATGAATTCTCGGTCTTTTAGTTACTGGCTCTTCAAGTGTTTTTTGCAAAAGCGTTGCTGATTTTTTGTTAAAAACTAAAGTATCACTATCGGTCAAAGATGGTATATTAAGATTATGATTACCAGTTAATGCGCCCGG